TTTGATATCCGCGACTACGAATCAGAGCTTCGATTCCTACAGCAGACGCGAGCGGCAGGCGTTAAGTCTGTCACCCTACTACGTGAGATCGACAAGAAAATTGCTGATCTTGTGCTTGATGATGAGGTGCTTGGCACTGCACACGCAGAGATTGACGAGGCCACAACAGCCGTCGGTGACTTTGCGAAAGAGACGCAGATTTACAAGTACCACATCGACAGCGGATTAGTGACGCCTAACGAGGTACGTCAGAAGATTGGACTAGAAGACGTATCGGGCGGCGATCAGCTTCTCGATCCTGTAGCGCCACCAACAAATGGCGGCTGATACCGATCACGCTCGTGCTGTTATTGCGCGGGCAGAGCGTCACCAGCGTAGACTGGCGCAGGCGCTTGCAGAGCTAGATCAAGAGATCGTTCAGTTAATGTCGGGTGCGCCGTTGCGTGACGGGCAACTGTTCGACTTAGAGTGGGCAGTCAATGCTAGGACAGAGCTTGCAGGGCTTGTCCGCGAAAAGTACCTGACAGAGATTGACGACATATTGAGAGAGTACGCAACCGTGGCGGCAGAGGCACAGGCGATGCTGGGCAACTACACGGCATTCACACAGCTAGACAGCGCAGTGGTTCGGCAACTGCAACAGCTTACGTTCAACGGCTTCGAGGCACTGGGGGAGGAGTTCATTGAAGAGGTAGCTACGCAGGTGTATAAAAACACGCTGACGGGCGCTAGCTTCGCCGATAGTGTGGCGCAGATCCGTAACAGCGTCGATGCTGATCTAGGCCGATACGCACAGGTAGCACTACATGACGGGTTGATGGATTTCGACAGATCAATCACGATGAATATGTCGTTAGAGGCAGGTGCAGAGCGGTTCAAGTATTATGGCCCTGACGACAGCAAGACGCGTCCACACTGCGACAAGTATGTCGGCAAGACATTGACGATCGCCGAGATACAAGAGGCTTGGAGCGGCGAGTGGAGCGGTAAACGATCAGGCAGTCCGTTTGTAGTTGCAGGCGGGTATAATTGCAGACACCGATTTAGGCCAGTTTTCTAGGAGGACGCTATGCCGTACCACAAGAAAGACAAAAAGAAGAAAAAGCGCAAATCACGCTAATTTGATACAATTAACCCTACTCGTAAGAGGATACGTTACATGAGCGATGAAATCATGGTTGATGCGGTGACTGAGGCCGTAGCTGAAGAGCAAGAAACTCAGGAAGTAAAGACGTTTACACAGGAAGAGCTAGATCGAATCGTCTCTGATCGGATTGCCCGCACTAAGCGGCAAGTCGAGAAGAAGTACGAGGACATCGACGTAAACGAGGTGCGCCAACTGTTGGCCGAAAGGCAACAAGCTGAGTTAGAGCAACAGAAGGATCGCGGCGAGTTTGAATCTATCTTGCGTACAACTGTCGAAAAGAAAGATCAGGAAATACAGTCGTACAAGCAACGCCTAGAAGCCACATTGGTTGATGGCGCGTTACTGTCGGCGGCAAGCAGACATAGTGCTGTATCAGCAGAGCAAGTTAGTCAGTTGCTGAAAGGCTCCGTTAAGCTATCTGAAGATGGCTCAGTAGAGGTTTACGACACTAACGGGACGCCACGGTATAACGACAAAGGTGAACTGCTGACAGTAGATGAGCTTGTCTCTGATTTCCTAACAGCTAACCCACATTTCGTGAAGGCATCGCAAGGCGGCGCTGGATCAATGGGAGCGGCTGGAGGTGCTACGCCGAAACCTATGTCGGTGGACGATATGCTAGCTAACTACGATAAAGGCGGAAAAGCCGCTTTTCGTGAATGGAAGCTAGCGCAAAAAGCAAACCGCTAACTTATAGGAGATTTTTATCATGGCGGCTTCAACTTCTACTACTCTCGCGAGCTTGTTCTCGGAAATCATACTTCAGGCGCGTTTCACCGCTGAAGAGGAATCTTTAATGCTCGGCCTCGTTACTCGCTACGACATTGGCGATCAGGCTGGGAAAACTGTACAGGTGCCTAAGTACCCAGCAATCACCGCAGGTGATTTGACTGAAGGCACCGATATGTCATCAACCACCGTCACCACTACGCACAAAAACATCACTGTTGCGGAAGTTGGTGCGCAGGTTGTACTGACTGATCTTGCCGCAATGGGTGCTGGCAACCCTGCTGAGGAACTTGGCACTGTATTGGGTAACGCAATCGCTACTAAGATCGACACTGATCTGATCGCATTGTTCGACGGCTTCTCTACATCTTTGGGTGGTGCAGGCACTGAGATCACTGTTGCTGACTTGATGAAAGCGGCGGCGACTCTCAAGACTAACAAGGCGCGTGGACAGATGGCGGCTGTGGTACACCCATATCACGCTTACCAGTTGAAAGCTAACCTCACTAACACGTTTGTTAACCCTAACGGTGGCGATCTTCAGAATGACGCAATGCGTAACGCATACGTTGGCCAGATCGGCGGCATCGACATCTACGAGTCTAGCAACGTGTCTATTGACGGTTCTGACGACGCAAAAGGCGCAGTCTTCGTACCAGAAGCCCTCGCTATCGCTATGAAGCGTGACTTCAACCTTGAGACACAGCGTGACGCATCACTCCGTGCCTTCGAGCTTAACGCTACTGCCATCTACGGCGTTGGCGAGCTTGATGACGACTACGGTGTTGAGTTGCTATTCGACGCGGCACTCTAAGGCTTACACGGCCCTTCGGGGCCGTTTCCTTTTGAGGTTTCTATGGCAGTCGTATACAGAGGCGAAAGATTTGAGGATTACAACGTGCCAAAGCGCACACGTAATCACCCTGCTAAATCGCATGCAGTCCTAGCCAAGAAAGGCGACACCATAAAGATCGTAAGGTTTGGCGCACAAGGCGCTAAGACATACCCGCCACGAGATGGCGAGTCAGAGCGCAGTAAGGCAATGCGTAAAGCATGGTATGCACGTCATGGCGATAACCTTAAAAACGCAACTATATTCGATCCCATCTATTGGGCGGCCCGTGTGAAGTGGTGAGCAAATGGCATTTTCTGTAGACACCGATCTAACCGATCTCATCCCTGATATCTTAGAGTTTGGCATCGACACCTTTGCCGATGAACACGCGAGAGCGCAGGCTGATATCGAACGCGAAATCCGTAATCGCTGGTGGCACCGTAAGGGTATCAAGGGCGAGATGGACGCATCCTATTTAACCGATTCGCAGTGGACGCGAGCGGCGGCATACCTTGTTCTTTGGAAGTACGCACTACCTCAGCTAACCAACTGGGTAGACGATGACAGATTCCTACGCATGATTGACTTCTACAAGGTGCGCTATGGTGAGGAACTCGATGCAATCTTTGCTGACGGCGTGGAATACGACGCAGACAACGACGGCACAGTCACCGACAAAGAAAAAGAAGTCATCGCACTGAATCGGCTCGATAGATGATACGTGTACGCACTAACCCGTTGCGCCTAGAGCGAGTCACTAAGGACATCGCCAAGGACATTGAGTCGAGCAAACGTCTGGCAATGACGCGGACGGTGTTAGCGGGTACGGAAATCATCGAGGATAGGACAAGCAAAGGGCGCGGGATTAACGGGCCTTTTAAGCGTTACTCTGAAAGCTGGGCGCGTATTCGTAGGGAGCTAGGCAAGACAAGCCCCACGCCTAACCTAGAGTTTGGTTATGAGCGCGTCGGCAGTACATTTAGATCACGGCCTACGATGCTATCGGCACTACAAGGCAGAGCAGAGAGCAAGAAAAGCGGCATCATCTTTTTCACCAATCGTGAGGCGGCAAAACGTGCGGCCTTTAACAACAAGTCGCGGCCCTTCTTTGGCTTTAACCGCAAAGAGGAGCGCAGACTGGCTGACGTGTACCTGTCGGGCATTAAGATTAAGGATAGGCGGCGATGAGTGTTAGAGAAAATGTAGCGGCCAATCTGGTGACGCAGTTGCAGGCAATAACCACGCCTAACGTCAAAAAAGTGACGCGTGAGCCATTCGACTTCGACAAGCTATCTAACGCACAGTTTCCCGCGATCCTCGTAAGGACAGCTAACGAGACGCGTGAAGATTCATCCATTGGCGGCAGTATGTCTAGCCGTATGTCTACTGTGGACTATGAGCTAGTTTGCTTCGTCAAGCACAAGAACATCGACACGGCCCGTAACCAGTTAGTGGAAGCTATCGACGAAAGGCTGGACATCGACAGAACGCGAGGTGGCCACGCCATTGATACACAGGTTATTAGTGTAGAGGTGGATGATGGTACAATAGATCCCATTGGCGGCGTGATCGTCACCGTTCGAGTTATCTATCAATATACACGCGGCGACGCGTAATAGGAGAAACAAATGGCTACAAACAAAGGCTCAAGCGGTGTCGTAAAGATTGCCGCATCAGGCGGCTCAGTCGCAGTGGTTGGCGAGGTACGTTCATACTCTATCGACACGACTGCTGACACTGTAGAGGACACCGTAATGGGTGACACTGCACGTACTTACCTGCCAAGCCTCACTAGCGCGACTCTTTCTGTCGAGTGCTACTGGGATGACGGCGATGCTCAACAGCTTGTGCTAGACGAAGGCACCGACATCGACTGGGAAATCCACCCTACTGGCACAGGCGCAGGCGAGAAGTATTACGAGGGCGGCGGCGTTGTCACTGCTAAGACAATCACTGCATCGTTTGACGGCATGGTAGAGGCGTCATTCTCTGTGCAGGTTTCGGGTGCGGTAACTGAGTCCACTAACTAATGGGCCTTGCCAAGGAGCTACGAGCGCGTCGTAAGTCGTCGCGTCGTAAGATCGAGGTAGCAGAATGGGCTGACGATCAGGGGCCGTTTGTCCTGTTTTGTCGGCCTATCACCTGTTATGACTTGAATGAACTGCAACGCAAGCATCCGACTGTATTGCAGAATCCAAGCATCGCCAGCATGGTTGATCTGATCGTGATGAAAGCGGAGTCACAGGACGGCGAGAAGCTGTTTAACTCTGCTGAAGATCGCATTGATCTAATGGGCGAGGAGACAACGATTGTTTCCGAAATCGCTAACCAGATGTTTGGCACGATCGAGTCTGTGGAGGACTTGGCAAAAAACTGAAGGCCGATCAGTCGAGGATGAACCTAATTGCCTTGGCTGATCGGTTACATAAGACGATAGAAGAAGTCGAGCAAATATCGGTTACTGAGTTCCACGAGTGGCTCGCTTACTTCCAACTGATGAGCGAGCAAGCTGATGGCGACTCAAGACGTTAAAATCCGTATTACCGCCCTAGATAAGACGTCTGGGGCTTTGCGTAATATCGGTAAGGGACTTTCTAGCCTAACCAAGCCTCTGCTAAATATGCGCACGGCATTAGTCGGTGTCGTCGGCGCTGGCGGTATTGGGTTGCTGGTTCGGCAGTCCTTAATAGCTACCGATTCACTTGCTAAAACAGCCAGCAAAATTGGAACCACTACCGAAGCCCTAAGCGCACTGCAATATGCAGGCCAAATTACAGGCGTAGAAGTCAATACGATGAATATGGCGCTTCAGCGGTTTACCCGTAGAGCGTCAGAGGCGGCTGTTGGTACTGGTGAAGCTAAGGGCGCTATTCGCGAGCTAGGTATCGACGCTAGACAGTTGGTGCGATTGCCGCTCGATCAACGAATGCTTGTACTTGCAGACGCATTTTCTAACGTAGAAAACGAATCAGATAAACTGCGACTTGCTTTTAAGCTGTTCGATTCGGAGGGTGCTTCATTAGTTAACACGTTAGGACTAGGCAGAGATGGCTTGGCTGATTTGCTGGGTGAGGCTCGCAAGCTGGGCGTGGTAATGTCATCAAACGCGGCAGATGGTGTTGCAGAGGCTAACGATGCCTTATTCCGAATGCAGTCGTTGTTTGGCGGCATTGTAAAGCAAACAGTAGCCGCATTAGCTCCAGCGATATCGGCACTAGCTGATCTTGTCACCAATAAAGTCCTAACTAGCTTTGACGATGCAAATACAGGCGTACAAGATTTCGCCAAGGCATTGGCAACCGATGTCATCAGTGGGATCTCTGCAACGATCCAAGGGTTTGAAAATCTAGTCAATGGCCTCATCGGTGCGGCTAACGATCTGATTAAGATAAAGGCGCAACTGACAGGATTTTTCACGGCTGACGACGAAAAGAGCGCTGTACAGCTACGACTAGCAATCGAAGGCGTAAACGAAAAAATAGCTCATCAGCAAAAGCTAATAGACAGTCAGATAGGCAGAAATAAACAAGCCGCAGAAACAATACAAGCACGATATTTCCAAGAAAAATCCGCGCTCGAAGAGCTATTACGATTGAAGCAAGAAAACGGCGAACTCGATTTAATCGACGAAGTTTCGTTTCAGTCGTATCTAACAATACTCGATGGCGTCGGCGCGAAAATTAACAATGTTACGAATGCAACAAAAGGACTGGCACAAAGCACACAAGAAGAGCTTCCGACAGCCTTCGACACATTCATAGCGAATCTCCAGCGAACACGAGACTTAGCATCTGACATCACTCCACAATTAGAAAGTTTGGGCGATCAAGCTATTCGTGGTTTAGGTGACTCATTTACAGATGCGATTACAGGTGCAAAAAGTTTCAGTGACGCTATCCGCAGTATGGCTAAAAGCGTCGTCGATAGCTTGATTAGGATATTGGTGCAGAAATATTTAGTCGATGCCGCTTTTGGTTTCATTTCTAAGTCGATCAGTAATTTCAAAGCCGATCAAGATTTTTTGAGCATTGATCAGCCTGACTTTAGAGCGCGTGGCGGCCCTGTTACGGGAGGCAAGCCCTATATTGTAGGCGAGCGCGGCCCAGAGCTTATGGTACCAGCGGGCAACGGTACAGTCGTACCTAACAACGCATTAGGCAGTGGCGGAGTGACTGTCGTACAAAATATTAACGTCACAACGGGAGTACAGCAAACCGTACGTGCTGAGATTGCTAACCTACTGCCTCAGATTAGTAACGCGGCGAAAGCGGCTGTGGCAGACTCTAGGATGCGAGGCGGCGGCTTTAGTAAGGCAATGGTGGGTGCATAATGGCGCAGTTTCCCGATGTAGGCATTCAGAATATGACGATGCGGCTTTGCTCTGCAACGTCAATTAGTACCTCCCCGTTTACTTACGATCAGCAAACCTATCAGCACCAAGGTGTTAGATGGGAAGCTGAGGTAACACTGCCACCACTAAGCCGATCAGATGCCAAGCAGGTAGAGGCGTTTTTTGCTTCTCTGAGAGGACAGGCAAACACGTTTACGATGGGCAACCCTCTGCACAATGTCACGGCTGTCGGCACTATTACTAGCGGCACACGTAACGCAACAACAGTGACAGGATCGGTAGCGGGCGCTGTAGCTGGCGACTACTTTGAGGTTAACGGTGTCCTGTACATTATCACTGAGGTGGCAGAGTCTACTTTTGACATTATGCCACCGCTACGAACGGCAATTAGTGCTAGCACGTCGATGGACTTTTCATTGCCAAAAGGCTCTTGGCGGCTTACCTCCAATAAAATTGAGTGGAACATAAATCAAGCTAGTTTGTACGGTTTCACGTTTGCTTGCGTTGAGGCGATATGAGTAGACAACTGACAACGGCCATGCAGTCGGCGGTTACTGCCGATTTAGTCCGTCCTATTACTTTAGTGCAATGTTCTTTTGACAGCGGCAATGTAAATTTATGGAGCGGTATTGGGAACCTAACAGTTGATAGCGTTGACTATGTAGGCGCAGGCACATTACTGAAAATCAGTGAAGTCGTCGAAAGCGCAGAGCTATCAGCCAACGGGATGTCCGTTGCGTTATCAGGAATTACTGAGCCTTTATTGTCTAAAGCTAGGGATGAAGATTACCAAGGCCGCGAACTTAAAGTGTTGCTTGGTGCAATGGACGCATCTAACGGCGTTGTTGCTGATCCTGTTATCGTGTTCAGTGGCTTTATGGACACCATGATAATCAACGACGGCGCAGAAACAGCGGCAATTCAAATTACGGTAGAAAACCGTTTGATTGAATTTGAGCGAACCCGTGTTCGACGTTACACGGCTGAAGATCAAAAAATTGACTATCCGACTGATAAAGGTTTGGAGTTTGTAGCTGAAATGGCTGAGAAGGAAATCGTGTGGGGACGATCTAGCGTTTCCACAGCGTCAGGCCCTGACGGTGGCCCTGTTCGTGAAAACCCTTCTGATTTGCCATAAGGAGAAAAGGCATGGATTTCGCACTAGAAAACTTAGCTAAAGTACGTCGTGAAATTGAGCCTTTGCTTGAAGAGCATTGGAAAGAAATTGCGCTCAACAAAGAAAAAATTAAGCTAAACCCTGATTGGCGAGCGTATGCTGATCTCGATTCGATCAACGCGTTACGAATCTACACGGCGCGGAAAGACGGCAAGCTCATGGGTTACTTTGTCGTTATTGTCAGCAAGTCACTGCACTACCGCGATCACTTGTTTGCTAACAACGACATTATCTTTTTGACTAAGGCCGCTCGTAAAGGGCTGACAGGCGTTAAGCTGATTAAGTTTGCGCTCGACGCATTAGAGGCAGAAGGCGTTACCAAAGTGCATATCAACACAAAAGCGCATCAGCCGTTTGACGCGATTCTTGAGCGTTTAGGCTTTGACGAAATTGAGCGCGTTTATAGCTTAATGCTGAGGTAAAAATGGCAGTTTCTACTATTGCAGGTATAGCCTCTGGCCTTGGTTATGCTATAGCGACTGAAACCTTTAAGTGGATCGTTTTTGCAAAGTTTTTTGCGCTTGGCGCTGGCTTGTCTATGATTTCGCGAGCCCTAGCGCCTAAACCGAATTTGGGGGCGCAATTAGAGGGCATTACGCAAACGACAAGAGAGCCAGCAAGCCCGCGTCAGCTAATTTACGGACAAGTGCGAGTTGGCGGACAAGTCGTTTTC